GTCAGCTTGTCAATGTCCACGCTCGTGTCCGTGGCTAGGACCTTGTACATTTGGTTGATCAAAAGGTTCACATTATCTAGGCGCTGCCTGCGAACGAGGTTCGTCTCGTTCTGCAAGCTGAGGACCGGCTCAACGAGGCCGATCCCGTACCACTCCAATGGCACCTTGCAGAAGTTCACCTTGACCAGCGGAATTTCCTGATGGTCGAAGGGGTTAGGCACGGCGCGAACCACAACCTGGCGGTTGGCGATGACGATCTGGCAGGGCTCTTCCTTGCCGTCACCATCCAGGTCCCAATGGCCCCAGATTTCCATCAGCTCGATGTCCTTGGACTGTGTGGTGGATATTTCGCCACGGGCAGTCTTCCTCCACTGGCGGGTCTCCTGGTACTTCATGGAAGTTCCCGTTGCCAGGGCCATGTCCTTGTTGCCGAAGTATGGCTGAGGGGAGTCGCAGATTCTTCCGAACTCCTTGCGGTCTAAAAATTTTCTTATGAATACGTACGGGGTGTCCTTCACGTCCGCCTTGTCCTGCTGCGGATACACGTCAAGGACGTCAAGCACGGTGAGCTTGGGTCGGCGTCCCACAATCTCATATCGCTTGGAGGTCTCATAGGTGACCTTCTCCTGGTTTATCCCTTGGTCATCCACGTACTGAAGCTTCTTGGCCTGGCGGTTGACGCGCCATTGCCACTCCACCTCCCAGTCCACCCAGAAGTAGGATGTCCCGTACATCAGGAGCTGCTTCAAAAAGGTCTCGTACTTGTCGTTGAACTCGTTCTTGTCCATCTGGTCGGAGAGCAGCCGCTCGATGTTCTTGGCCACCTCCTCCTCCTGGATGTCATTTGGCACCACGTCGAACATGTTCTCGGTGCCGTTCGTGAAGCTGATGAGCTTAGGCGTGGCGATCTCGATGATCTGGAACACGAGGGGGATGAAGACCTTTGATCGGGTCGGGGTTCGAGTCGTCACGTTGCCATTCATGTACGCTACATATATCTGCCACCAAAGAATTTCATAGGCCTTGCGCCAGTTCTCGCGGATGGTGAGCTCGCCCATGAGCTGGGACACGATCTCCTTCTGCATCCCCAAGCTGTAGCCGTCGGCGCTGTCGCCCTCGGGCTTTGCGAAGCCTTCTGGCGTCATGATCTGAATGGGACTGTCGTCCTGCATCTGATCGATCTGTTCCGAGCCCTCTCGGTCCTCGATCTCTTGCAGTTGATCCTTGTTCTCGGTCAGGTCCATTTATTTCCCCGTTATATAGTGCAGAGCACTAAGAAAGTTTTCTTCGTTTTCTTTGAATAAACCTAATCCACGATTGCAGTTACCGCACAAGAGCCCACGAACTCGTTTCGTCGCATGATTATGATCAATATCTAGCGGTTTAAAGGGCTTTTCATGACAAATTGCACATAAACCTTTTTGTTGCTCAACCATTAAGACATATTGAGCTTGGGTAATTCCGTAGTGTTTGCGTAAATGAGACTCGCGATTATAGTTGTCAAATTTTGCTTCATACTTCTTTTGGTTCTTAGTTTGCCTACTTTTGTAGTATTTTTTATACCGTAAGCGATTTTGTTCCCGTTGATATGCAGCCATCAGTACTTCACGGTCCATCAATTTAGCTGGCATCAGTCATCTCCAAGATTTAATTCAATTTCAGGATATGGGAGTAATTCATTGACAGAACGCATGGCTTTTTTCCTGCTCTTGCTCGGCTTCCCGTAAATCTCGAGGGGGTCAAACCTCGCTTCGCTCGCTCTCTTTCTTGAAACACCACCCACCCTAACCAGGTCATACACTCCGGCGAGGTTCTTAGAGAAACCATAGCGAAGAGCGTCGGGACTATGAGAGTTGTCATGAGCAGGTTTAGTAGAGCCGTTCTTGTCATAGCAGTACCCCTCCATCTCACGAACCAGGTCCTCGCACGTGTCGAAGAATGCTATCCGCTTCTCCTTCAGCAGCTTAGTGATGCGCTGGATGCCGATGTCGACCGAGTGGTCCGCCTGTATCATGTTGAGCTTGCACACGGAGCGCACTTCGTTCATGACGGCCACAGCGGCTGGGTCCCAGAGCGTATACCGAAACTGGTGGGAGTTCAGATATAGGCCGATCTTCTCAGCCAGTTGGCGGTTCTTGTAAAACTGGGTGTAGATGTAGAACTTCTTGCCTTCTGGGTCATACGTGATCCCAAGGACAGACGTGGGGTCAGACCACCCATAGTCCAGGCCCGCCCACTTCGGCCAGTGGCTTGGAATCTCGAACGGCTCGCAGATATGGTCGGCCCTGCTGAACTCTGGGTAGATCAGGCCCTCGATCTGCACGAACCGGCCCTCGAAGTCCCGTTGGAATATGGACTCGTTCATCGTGGCTTTCGCGCGGTCGTAAATTGAGCGGTCGATGTATGGGTTATCAGCCATCGAGAAATTGATAAAAAATAGCCAGGGTAGGAACTTCCGCTGCTCAATCAGGCGGATGTTCATCCAGCTCGCTGGGCTGCCATAGGGCGTCGTTGTCATCAGGAGGCGGCCATGCGGCTGGCCTTGCTTCTGGACTAGGCGCTGGCAGACCTTGTCATAGGTCGTTTCATTACAGAGCGCGGCCTCATCCATCCAGCAGCGCCGCGCGAACAAGCCCTCAACTGCATCCGGCTTGTCAGCGGAGCGTATCCACACGACGCCGCCGTTCGCCAGCTCGATGATACTGTCCTGCTTCTTGTAGGTCCCCAACCCCCTCGGCCAGTACGTGAATAAGGTCCTCAAGGTGGACTGGTTCAAAATTCGGTATGTTGGTCCGAGGATCAGGTAGTCGGACTTGACGCCTGCCTTGATGTCGGCGGCTATCTCGCGGATGAGCCACACAGCCCCGACGGAGGTCTTGCCAGACCTGTGCCCAGCGACGGCCAGTATCTGCTCAGCCTCGGAATCCAGAATCTGCTGCTGTGCCTCGTGCGGCGTGAATTCAGTCTGGCGCGACTCTTGGTCGACCATCTCAGTTCTTGTCCTGGCTCTCCCCCATAATGTGAGTCCTGGGTTTGAAGCACAACTGGGCCAGAGTGGTCAGGCCGGTCTCCAAGTTGACGAAATTGTAGTTGCACACGTCCTGATGCAGCTTTATGGCCTTGCACACCTCTATGACGGCCACCTCTAGACCCAGGATGCGGCCCTCTAGCTCCGATATCTTCAGGTCCTTGGGGTCTCCAAGTGGCTGTGTTCCTAGTCTCGGAACTGATAGTTCTGCCGGTATCTGGCTTTGAGGCTCATCGAAAGGCCACATCACGCATTACCCGCCGTGGAGCCATCGGTCCACGTGACGCCTTGGACGAAGGCGCCATCACTGGGTGTGGAGTTGACAGTCAAGACCGGCTGGTTCCAACTACACCACGGGCCGTAATACTGGACGGGCCATGAAGGGCCCCTGCCACACGTCGGGCAGTGGCCGCAGGACGGGCACGGCTGCGGGGTGAAAGAGGATGATATTGGGTTGAAGTTGTCGGTCATCTGAATCTCCTTGGTTTTTGGTGATTTTTTAAAAATTGACCCTGCCTAAAGTGCGCCTTTCGATCGCCATCTGTCACTTATCAAAACAGCTATAGATGGCGACGTAAACCGCACTGAGTAGGATGAATAAAACAAACAGCTGAGTGGGGATATCACAATCCATATTGATTTATAGAGCTTATTCACATAGGGTCAATTGGGCGATTTGTAGCTGTCACGGTATTTCGCCTAACCCTAGCGTTCCGTACCCAAGAGGCTCCCCCTACCCAGGTTAACATTAAGTTAACAAAGCTTAACCATATAAACTATTGTTAACTCAATACAAAATTGTCAATTAACTTTGCTTTTTCTGTGAGGATTCGGGATGGTCACCATCCGTGAGTGGAGGGTAACCCTCCGCAGTGGTATCTATTGATTGTGGCACTGCCGGATGCTCTAGCCTGTTAATCACCAGCGTCTCTATCTGCAACGTGCCCATGTCGGTCTTTGGCATGTTCGCCAGGTACGGTATCATCTTGACTAATAGCTGTGCCATGGCGTAGTAGCGTTGGTTGCCCTTGGCGGCCCCGTCCAGGAACTTGACCAGGAGCCGCTCATAGTCATAGCCATTAGCGGCAAGTGATTGCAGGAGCCAAAGACTCTTACGGTTCTTGGAACCCAAGGGACGGCCCATAATGAAATCTCTCCGTTATATCACGAGTATGTGAGGTGATGGTGATATTATTTTGGTGTTAAGGTATGTTAAGAATAGGCCTTTACAGCCCTGACAAAGCCATGCTTAACTAAAGGATGGCGATATGACAAATCGTGACCCTCCTCTGCAATATATCACGGCCTTATGACAAAAAACAATGAAACACATTAATAACACGACAAATGAGCATTTCGTTAACAAATCTTAACATGCCACATTATAAGCATTGGCTACCGCACAATGCGATTGCTACTAACGGTCTTTGGGTATAGCCCCATGTTGATGAGGTGACAGGTTACGCGAACTTAGGGATTTCATCCCCGTTCGCTCTCGGCTCGGCGTTTCGACGCCTTGCCTTACAGCCTCGCTTTACGCTCGAAAGGTTGTCCGTCCTCTTACACCTATGCCCGTTCATACGACAAGAATGGCAATAATGATGCGTAAAGACAATAAATCCTCATGACGAAAGATAATTAGCCAAAGGACCCATTGACAATGGGGTGTTTTGGGGCTATAAGAGGGCATGACTAACGAGGGCTTGCACCATATAATCCGTCTGCCTAAGACGTTGCGTAAGCGACGGGCCGGAATTGGCCCGACGTTAAAGGATGCGTGCGAGCGGTGCGGGCATGCGATCCACCCGCTCTGCAATAACGCTAACTGCCAGGACACGCCGCATCCCGCGCCTGATGCGGACATAGAAAGGGGATAACGCATGTTTAATCTGTTCATATGGCTAAGAAGTCGATTCAATGACTGGTTATTCTACAGGGCCTTTGACCGCGTGCCCGTCACTCACTTAGGCGCTATGCTGGTAAAGGATTTCAGAGGCGCGTTGTACTGCGTAGGGTTCGACGAGGTGCGCTTGCGGACGCTCGAAGTGCTGAGGAACCTACCCCGCGACGGCCAATACTTGCCAGTGTTGGCATTGATCGAGCAAATAGAAGCTGCGCATGACTGAACATCGGCGCAACATCTGGGTGACGAATTGTATGGAAGCTAACGCGTGGTACCACCCTCAAGCAAACCCACACTATACGCATGAGCGGGGACCGATGTACGCCGTGATAGCTGAGGCCTACCTGATGCGGTAGGTGACATGTACGTGAAGGAAATCGACGGCAACTTATACGCTGTAGATATCGAAGAGATTGCACCCAGAGATTTAACAAAAGTTGACACGGAAAAATAGGCCTTGCGGCCTTGCCGTTTAGGAGGTATAAGAGGGCATGAGAGAGATAACAAACAAAGGCTTGCGGGCACTGACCACGAGTAGGGAGCGTCAGGAGATACGGGCCGCTTTAAACGGCAAGGAGGACACCATGAAAAACGTTAAGCTACAATATATCGGAAAGATGGAATGGGGCGACAAGTACGGGATTGATTCGCGCATGTGGAACGTGCTCAGTCCGGCCTTGGAAGGGTATCCAACGGGGCCGTTGGCCGGAAAGCCGACATTGACGCTGCAGGGACTGAAAGAGAAAGGACTACTAAGATGGTTTTAACGGGGCTTAGTAAAAACGATCCTTACGTCCTCAAGCCCACGCTGACGGCAGATGGCAGACCCTGGGTACAACGTTGCTTCCTTTGCGCCAAGGGCGTTGATTTCCAGAAATTGACTTCCTGGCAATGGGTGAGGGTAGGGGAGCTTGTGAGGCACGCCAAGTGCCTTCCTGCGCCTTGTAGATGAGGTGTTCAAGTATCACGAAAGAGAAAGGCTAATCATGAATAAATGCGTGTATTGTGGCGAGGAGTTTACAAACTGGGTAGAATACCAGGAACACGAATCACTTAGCCACTGGAACAGAGAGATTCCGTCGCAGAGCCCGTTTGCGGAAGCGGTGGAGACCATACCGGCTTTCCAGGTCGTC